GTCCTGGCATCATGCCAGTCATATCCATAATTGCTTTCTGGATTTGAATCTTCACTAGTTGCAAAGCTCCATCAGCACCAGCGTCTGAGATTAGCTCTTGGCGAATCTCTTGTAGCTTCTCTTCTGGGAATTCCTCACCAAGGGTGCGTAAAGCACCTTCTTTAGACTCAAGACCCATACCAATTTTGGTTTGAATCTCATTCAAGATAATTAACTTATCAAGAGGCAGAGGCTGAGGGAACTGAACATAGTTCTGGAAAGTAATTGGGTCTGTAAAATCAAGCTGTGTTAACTGGCCTTCTTTTATTGGGCCGTCTTCATCAGGGTTGTACATGAACTGCATTGGCTCTTTTAGCGCAAGAGTGCGAAGAGCAAGCTCGTTAATCTTCTCAATACCGATACCGTACTGAGCAACCTTCTGCGAGTAACGGTTCATCAATGGCTGGTACTGAATAGAAAGTGCAACGCCAGAGGTATTAGAGATAGGTTGAACTTGACCCAGTGCGGTTTCTGGGATGTTCATTAGCTCGTGCATTGAGCGCTTTAGAAGTTCTAGGTACTTTAAGGCTCCGTCAATACCTTGTGCACCGCCTTCTAGGTTGAAGACCTGAGCATCTTTTGGAAGACCGCCCCAAACCTTCTTTGCGCCCTTTTCCAAGTTAGAAGCTTTAGCGCCAACAATAACTGTCACAGGGGAAGCGTGGTAGTTAATGATGTCTGCTATGTCAGTTGATATCTCGTTGTAAGCGCGGTTTATTGTGATGATGTCGTGTGCGTCTGGGAGACCCCAAGGTGAACCAGACACTGGAACGTTAGGTATGTGTACAACAGGAACTAACCCAAGTGGGTTAGGACGAGAGTCAATTAACTCGTCGTTGATGTACTCTTCAATTGTGTCGTCTGTAAGAATTTCAGTGTAAGTAAATACTTGACGTGTTCCTTCAAGTGATGTTCCCCAGAAACGGTACTTCTGCTTAAAACGCAATAGACGAGTACGGTCATGTGGGTGGAACTCAGGAAAAGCAAAAGAAGAGTTAAGAGGAAGAAGACGAACTTTACCTGGGTGGTTTCCTCCTGCAGAATCTACCCACGGTTCTTCATAAGCAATCTTTACAAAACAGTCACCAGTAATTCCGCCTTGTTGCCCCATCTCAAGTAGAACACGCATCTTGTCGTTATCTACTTCCCAGATTCGTTCTAGGCGGTCTGGAATAATTGCTTCCGTTGCTTTTGGTGAACGGAAGTGAACACCCTTACCAAATACGAAACGAGATAAAAAGTCGTTAAATGCACGGTAGTAGTTAACTGCAATTTGCATTTCGCCAGACTCACGGCGATAGCCCCAGTGGTGACCAAGATACATAGCCCAGTTAAGTGAGTAGCGGTTTAAACGTGGACCGTGTACTTCAAATTCTTCGTCAGCTAATTCCACCAAACCCAGTGGAGAAATAGAGATAGTTAAATCGCTGGATGCGGCTCTATACGATGGTGGAGAAAAATCAAGATATGACATTACTTATCTTTCTTCTTATCTTTCTTAGAGTCTTTTTTCTTATCAGCAACTGTAGCATTCTTTTTCTTAACATCACGGGAATGTTTCTTTTTCTGCATTTCTAATTTTCTTGTCTGTTCATTTGTTTCAATGAACTTACCGCCTGATTGGATGTAGCGTTCATGAACCCAGTGACTGGCTCCAGGGTTAGGGTAGTTAGAGTACTTAGCCTTTGCCTGTGCAACAATCATCAAATAAAGTTTTTCATTTGCTGGTTTACTTGCCATTACATCTCCTCCTGATAACCCGATAGCCCCCACATTACTGTGGGGGCATACCGATGTCTGTTTAAATTAGTCGTTTACGACTGTTGCAGATTGACGCTGTGTGCGTCCACCTGAACGAACTGCTGTCTCAATTACTTGAGCTGAGTAGTCGTTCATTGTTCCGTGCGCAAACTCGCCAAGGAATGTTGGTGCTTCTACCCATGAGGCAGACCCAACGTGTGCTCGCTCTGCAAGAGTTTCTGCAGCTGGCTTCTCAAAGACGTTTGCATTGTGGTTAGGACGACCTGGTGCAGGAACGTATCCCTGCATCATGCCCTTCTGAAAATCATTTGGTACATCTGTGTCTGTTGCAATACCTTCTTCAAAACGAAGTGGTCCGCGACGTGTTGCATTGCCTGCTTCCTTTAGCTCGTACACATGTGGTGCACGCTCTGGAAACTGTGGTGCTGGGGAAATTCCCATAGTAAGACTCCTTAAGGTTGTAGATGGAAGGCCATTCCAGGTAATAGTTTCCCGCTTTTTAAAGGGCTTGTGTGGTTAACCGAAGAAAGGATTTGAAGAAGCAACAACTTCTGGCATTACTAAATCCTGAGTTAAGGAACAAGCAATAGACAAAGAGTCCACAAAGTCATCGTGGGCATAGTTCTCATCTGGGGCTGCAACCATGAAGTTAGGTCCTTTGAACTGGATTTCGGCATCAGTCATCTGCTGATAAAAGCGTTTCCAAGTACGTAGTCTTCGTGTTTTGGCATGAGCAGGCCAGGAAATCATCTCTCGTTGAATCAAGGCTTGTAGATGTTTCCATCTTCGGGATTGCTCACTTGGACTTGAAGTTACTGGCATTACCTCAGCTCTTGGTAGAAGAAGCTTTAAACGCTGAGCTACTGCATCTCCAACACCGTTTGCATCTACGCCTACTGCAAGTACGTCGTAGTTTTCTAGAAAGTTAACAATTTGAAAGTACTGCTCTTCCCAGTCATCGCCCTGTAGTTCTAACCAGTTAAGGATACGGTGGTCAAAGTAACCAAACTCATCTGGCCTATCCCAGTCAACCCAAACAACTGTAACAACAGTTGAGTCAGTTTTACGTGCAGGGTCAATACCGACAACACAAGGAGTCTTATGCCAAGACTTAACTAACTCTTGCGACGTATCTCCTAACTCATCCATCTTAGATGAGGTAATGAACATACCTCGTTCAAGTAACCACTTACAGTTGTACGACATCTGGAACTCATCAGAGTCCTCACCAATACGCAACATCTCTTTTTTAATTGAGCGTTCGTAGTTCTTGTTGTACTTAACAACTTCTTTCCAGTCCCATTGGTAATGGTTCTGTCTATTACCGCGAGTAGTTTGTCGTCTTCGGTTTAACTGAATGGCTTTGTAAAAGTTGTTCTTACTTGTTGTTGGTGTACCTGTCTTAACCATTGTCCCTGCGTAGTACGCAAGCATTGGAGCAATTGACTTAGACACAACAAAGTCATCTGCTTCCTGGCACTCATCAATAACGATGAGATGGAAAGACTTAGATTCAATCTTTGCACGTGGGTTAGCTGTCATCATCGTAATGCTTGAGCCAGAGTTAGTGAGTTTAATTTGACGAGTTACTCCGCCAACACGTGCGGCTTTATCATCAATTTCAACATCGTTTAAAATTTCTAACGCACGCTCAGAGGTAAGACGCGTTACTGCACGACCAAACAGTGTTTCTGCCTGCCCTTCTGTTGGGGCAAATAACCCAACCCACACACCGTCTTTGAACTTACCAAGAAGTTCTGGATACAGCTTTGCTAACCGAGGTAACAAAATCATTAAAGTGACAACCGTGTCAGCAACTGTTTCTGATTTACCTGACTGACGTGCAGCAAGTGCAGTTATCTCTTCAGCATCATTAATGATTACTGATTCCATAATGCGTCGTGCTAAAGGCTTTTGGTATGGGTGTAGGTCGTGACCTACTAAGACTTTTAAAAAGTCCATCATCTTGTCAATTAGCTTGTCTACAAATTGTTGAGAGAGCTCATCAAGCTCTTCTTCTTTTTCAAGCTCTATCTGCTCAGGGTCTTCTTCCTGCAAATAAAACTCAGGATTAATTTCCTCAAACTTCTCGTCATCAAAATCAACAGGCATTATTTCCTCATTAATTGACTAGACCCACATTGCTGTGGGCCATCGCCAGACCAGGAGAGAGGTGAAGCAGGCAAATAGTAGCACACACTAAGCACGTTTCTTCAGTTCCTTAGCAATTGCGTTGAAAACTTCAGTTCCCATTACGACTTCATCAAGAAGGTCGTTGTTGTGACTCTTCTGCCATTCTGTAATAAGTTTGCCAATCGTGTACATGGACTGCTCCATCCACAGAATCAAGTCTGGAGTTGATATCTTTGAGACTCTCTTCTCTATACGAGTCTGGGGCTGTCCATCCTGCTTCTTCCGTAAAATCATCGTATGTTACTTCCCGTGTGTTGAGTGCCGATTTAAGTGCATCTTCTTCAGTTTTAAAGCCAGTCCACTTGCCGAAGGCTAGTGCTTTGTACTTAGGTAATCTTACTAAAAGAGGTTCAGAAGTTCTAAACGGCTCTTCTATTTCTTGAGTCCATCCACGGACTACAACCTTTTTTCCCCAAATAACAGGTAAGTCAATTAGTTGTACAAAGTGTTTTGGTCCGATGTTGTGTACCTTTGGCATTTATCTTCCTCTTGGGTTTTTTCCACCTGTTGATGGGTTCTTACCTAGTTTGCTCTGAGACAGTGCCTTATAGGTAGTTTTAGTTTGTCCTGGAGCTTTTCCTTTTAAGGCAATTTGAGCACCACGACTATAGCGGTAGAACGCTTGTTGTGCCTTCTTAGACAGGCTTGAAACGTCTGCAGGTCCACGTGGTTTGAAGTCAAGCATACGAGCAATAATAGCTCCCTTAGAACGGTTAGCTTTAAAGGCTGCCCACTCACCGCCTGAAACTTCATAGTAGTTGTAAAAAGTTCCATCACGAAAAATAACTGTAAGTTTCTCTTCTTCTTCGTCGTAACCAGCAGCAACTGTTCTTGGTCGCTTTGGGTTAGTGGTAGAAGTTGGGACTACAGTGATATCAGCTGGAGATGTGTCTTCCATCTCATCTGGTTGAAAACCAGGGATTCTCCAGTTAGATGGGTTGTCTAACTGGTCTGCGTTCATGTTCTGATTAAAGTCAATAATCTCGTATACGCTACGACCAGGGGCATCGCCCTCTGCTGTTCTGTACGTTTCACCAGCCCAGTTACCGTAATTAGTTGGATTGTAGTAATCCATTGACTGACTATCATCAAACATGATGTCAGAGATGCGGTTAAAAGAGCCTTTAGAAGATGCGGTTACTCCGCCTTGAAAATCATCACCGAAAATATCTCGGCCTATTGCATTCATCATTTCCTGAGCAGACGGAGCAGCCCTCCGAGAAGAGCTGCTTCCGCCTGTAGGACGTACCATACTTTAACTCCTAATTAGGAGGCTGTTGCCCAAGGTGTGATTGTTACTGCGGCACCTGGTGCTGTGT